GCTTGTTGTCTAGTTTCAGAATCTTTAAGTATATCTGATACTTCTGCAATTGAATCTGCTTTAACAATATTACCTAGTTCATATATACTTGCACCAGTAGTATTATTTGTTAATGCCATTTGTTTAAGATTTTCTAAGATTGCTCTATGATTAGTCTTAGTAGTTGCAAATACATTAAAATCTCTTAATAATAATTCAGTACCATTTATAGTAAAGTTTACTTTTTCAGCTTCTGTTGATATGTACTGTAATCTAATACTTGGGTTAGTACTATAGTAATATTGTGCTAAGTCTGTTCTCATTTGATGAACCCTTGGCATTAAATGATCCGAATGCTGTACAAAATACATCTCTGTTTGAGCGTATGATTGTTGCATAGCCTGAACAACCCCTGTTGCCGTTTGAGCTGATACAGCTCCTCCTAGACGTTGTGGGTTAATACCTATAGCATCAAAACATTGTTGTTTAAAATAATTAGCTAATTGAATTCTGGACATTAACCTATTGGTTTGTTCCATATTCAAAGTTTGATAATGATTAAAGTTTGTAGCATTCTCAGTATTAGTAATTGAAGTATCCAATGGTAACATTTGAAAATCTTTCATTGCTACAAATGCTTTTGCATAATTATTTTTTCCCCAGTCTTCTCCCATAGAGTGACGTGGTAAAGCATTTTGATCAAACATAATTACAGTTCCTAATTCATCTATTAGAATATCTGCAATTTGATTATTAACCATATTGTATCCAACTTGATAAGCTTTCATTAAATCAACTAAAGATGTTGATCTTGTATTTCTATCTGAAAATACTCTTCCTTCTAAAGGTAGTTTACAACCATATAAAGAGTTATCTCCTTTAAACTGAAATGGTAATCTTCCTGGTTTAGTTCTATTAATACCAATATATATAGGATTAATATTATCACCCATTGTTGATCTCCACATTGCTGGTAAGTTAGGACCAATTTTTACACCACCCCAAACTTCATTTACCCAAATCCAATCAATATGTTCTCCCTCTAATAAAGTTTCTTTATTTCTTTGTTTAAAAATAGATGTATCATATATAGCTTTTTTAGTTATCTTAAATGTTTCATCTACTATTTCTTGTGTTACAGTACCATCATCTTCTATTTTAACTAAATGGCCAACTCTTCTTTGAGTCTTCCAATATATAGTTGCAACTCTTAATAGATTTCCTTCACCCCACATTGATATATCTTCATTCTCATTTAAAATCTCACTAAGTATGTCTCCACCTCTAGCAGGATCATTCCAATTATTGGATGTAAACTGTCTGTATGATAAACCAGGAGAATTTGTATTCCACTCATGTGATCTTGAAGCATCATAATATGCACCATCATTCTGATACCCATTAACTTGATACTGTGCTGATCTTGCTGGATATATTCTTTGTAGTGATTTTAATTGTGATTCATCCATTAAATATCCATATCTATCTACTGCATCAGATACAGTCATTAGATCTACTTTTCCTGCATAATTTGAATCAGCTATATATCTTTGATCTGGAGATTTTTGATAGAAAGTTAGTACAGGATTCCATAACTCAACATCATAGTCATCTTCTAGCATACGAAAATGCCAAAATTCTCTATCTGCTATAAGCATATCCCTAAATCCTCTTTCTTCTAGTTCTTGCATTCTGAATCTTTCTTCATCTACTGCAAGTTGATGAGATGCCCATTCTTCTACCATACTTCTGTATGATTTACTAAAAAAGTCTTCTATTTCTGGTAATGTTTTTAAACTTTCTGGTGCAAGCTTTTGTTGAGCTTCTTCAGAAGATGGATCCATACCCATCTCAACCATTTTAAGAACTAGTTGTGACTCAGCTTCAGCAAGTAATGATTCTTCAATTTGTACTTTTTTTTGCTCAAGCATCTCATTGTATGATGCATCATCAACAGCTCTAAATTGTACTTTAGAATATCTTTTTGCAAATTCACCGGTAAGTACATTAATAACGTTTGGTACAATTGGATAAAATTTTAACTCTAACGCAGAATCATTTTCCTGAGTTAAAACATCCATCATTTCTTTATAGTCATTGTCAGGTTCAACAATGTAATCAGTCTTATCTATTATACCTTTAGCAAGTTTATAATTTTTTAAAAGTCTTCTTGAGCTAACACGTAAAAACTCAATACCTTGTAATTCTAACCAATCTAAGTTCCATGCGGCCCAATCATCAGTTTTGTCTTTATAAGGTAAAAATTGAACGGGTTGTGTTAAGCTTGAAAATGAATCTCCATCCTCAGCTTTTGCACCATTCTTAAGTTGCATTGCATTTAATACTCTCATCTATCTATAATTTTTAAAGCCTGATCTTCTTACAGAGCCTTTTTTACGGCCTAGATTTTTAAACGGACTATACTTTAATTTACTTATTTTTTCTGAATTTACCAAGGAATTGTCATCTGATTCACGTCTTTTAGAATAACCTCTGTTGGATTGTTGTATTTTTGCAAATGCAATTAAAGCTCCAAATGTAACTAGTCTATCCACATTCAATCCAGGATGGTAAGCTAACATTTCTTTTATCAACATTGGATCAGGTATTCTATCTGCTCCTAATATTTGAGTTGTAACTGCACCTGTAATATCTGTTTCTTCATCTATTACTTCTCTTAGAAATTCTATTGCATAAGATATTAAATGGCTTTTAAATAATGTTCCTGTGTTTTTCCAACCATACTCTTGATATACTGTTCTATTAGAACCTAAGTCTTTTAAAAATAAAATTTGTTGTTTAGGTACTAAATACTTTTGTTTTTTTCTAGCTATCATATGCTGAATAAACAATGATATATTATTTTCTACAATAGTCCAAGCATTATACCATTCTATTAATAATTCTAATCTTTCATGAGTATTATTAATATCATCAAATCTACCACACCATGCTGCAACAATTTTATCTCTTTCTATAAATTGTTCAACTTCTCCAGATTGAGTAGTTCTTGTTACTTCAGTAGCATTCTTATAAATATATATACTACATAATGAGTCTGAAGTTGTTGTTTTACCTTCTGACACAGGGTCAATAGAACCATAGTATGCACCAAATTGTGGATTGGGTATTGGCCTTTCCCACACAACTATTGATCCTGTTTTATCTTGTTGTTTTTTATTTACAGGAAAAGATGATATAGGTAATTTACTTGTTCTTTTTGCAGTAATACCAGATTGATCTCTTTCTAATTCAATTAGTTCATATGGATAAGTTTTTTCTTCTATTTTTTTTAACTGCTTAGATAAAATTCCCTGAGGAAAAACTGATTCTTTTCTATATGCAAATGCTTCAGCAATGTTTAAAGGTTTCTGTGATATTCTTAATTGAAATTGTTCACCACTTAATTCATTCTTCCATCTATTTCTTTCAATATGTATAGCATCTATAGCTTCTTTTACTTGTGAGTTACCAAAGTCATCTATGTATGGAGGCATAGACCATTGTTCTGGTATAAAAAGACCTGCCATAGCAATGGTACCATCCGCATCTATTAGATTAGTTTCTACTGCATATATATCATTTGCTCCTGGTTGGAGTATCATATCCTTCAATGGGTTGCATTGTTCTAAATCACCAACAGATCCTGCTGCAATAAATTGTCCTGTTGTCATCATACCTGAAGACATTGCTGGACGTAAGTACTCATAAGTCTGCATCATCTTGGGTGCAATACCTGCTTCTTCATGAAAGAAGTATGTACATGGTCCCCCTACACCTGTAGTAGCATTCTTTTCAAATGATGCACCTTGTATTTTTGATTTAAGACCTCTAGACGTTTTTCTGTTGTTTATTTTAACTTCAATCTGTTGTTGCCATAATAATACTTTCTCAGGATTACTTGGTCTATACCATGCAGTATGTTCATTAAGAAAAGTTTTATATTCTTCTAAAAACTTCCAAGATCCTTTATCATTAATATAATCTTTTAATGATGCTCCAATTTTACAGATTGATCCTTCTTCAAACCAATATTGATTTATAATTTTACCCATATGAAAATATGAGGAAGCTATCTGACGTTTTTTTAATATAGCAACATGCTGATTATTTAATTCAGCAATAATTTCATACAATGCCATATGATATTGGGCATCTCTAACTTTAGCAAAACCATAATGCTTTTCTTCCTTATCAAAAATAGGTAAAAAATTAAGCCACATATAATAGTCTCTTGATAAGTACCATTCATAAGGGCCATCTTTATATATTACTCCTACTCTACATTTGTTTTTTTGATCTTCCCAGTATGCTGTAAAATCTTTAGATCTAAAAGGTGAATTACAATAAAATCCTTCTTTATTAAATATAGTAGCTTGCTCA